TTTCGGGCATGCGGGGTTTCTTGCGTTCTGGGGTCGCGCGTGCGTGTCAGTAACGCTTGGTGCTCGACTTTGGCCTGCGAACGTTGTTGAAGCCGCTGCCACGTCGTGCACCACGGTTCACAGCCGTGCTGCGTCCGCCTGTCACGACTGCACCGCGCTTCTTGGGTCCCGTGGCCATGCTCCCCACTGCCTTGCGGCGACGCGGCTTCGCATGCATACCTGTTCCTCGCATCATGTCGGCGTATCCTCCTCCCAGAACTCCTGGTAGTCATCTACCCCGTCGTAGAAGTCCCGCTCCGTTGGGAGGAGCAGGCCCTTCAGTGCAGGGTCATGGACCTGCACGACGTTGCGGACGATGACCACGACCGATGCCAGAGCTGCCAGTACGACACCGCCCTTCTGGATCGCATCACCGACCCATGGCGTGTCCCTGTACGGCTCCAGGCCCACCAGTGCGCCTGTGATGGCGGCGTTGGCGACCACGACGTAGGTGACGAAGGTTCCAGCCAGAACCTTGGCGCGCTCCCACAGATTTCCCATTGGTTCTCCTAGTTGACTCAGTCGCTCAGCTCGGCGAACACCTTGCGGACGCCCGCCTCGACCACGGCCTGGTTGACGGCTTCACCCTCGGGAATCTGCGCCACGATCGCCTGTGCCAGCGTCTGGTAGTTGATCTTGTTGGCACGCACGAGGTTCGTCAGGTTGTTGATCTTGGACAGGATGCCCTTGTTGGTATCCCTCCACGTCAGGTAGCCGTGACCCGTACCCTCGTTGAGCACCGAACGCACAGCGTTCTTCAGGTCGGTAACGTTTGCCATGTCAAACCAGTCCTTTGCCTTTCCGTAGCCCCTGATCCAAGGCTCGATCTCACGTGCCCACTGGACCTTACGAATCGTTCCTGGGCACGTCTTTACCGATGGCGTCCACTCAGATGGGGCACCCCACATCGTGTGGTAGCCGACACCAGGCAGATCCCACGCTGGGCACATGCGTGGCAGAATCGCAGGGTGCGTCTGGAACAGCCATGCCAGCAGCCGCTTGATGGTCGCCACCTGTGCTGGCGTCCACTCACGGTTGTTGGGGTCGCCCTCGTCCTCTGTCTCGAACGACACTGCACGAACGTTGGCGAAACGGTTGCCATCAGCACGTACTGTCGTGTCCAGGTACTGTTCGATCACCCCATCGTTCTTGATGAAGAAGTGGGTTTCGACCGTCACGTCCGTACGGTCGAACCAGCCGAACAGACTGGTCGGACCAGGGGCGTCAACGGCAGAGTGGGCGATCGCCTGCGTAGGCGTGATCTTCGGCTGATACGAGTTCTCAGCGATAGGGCGCCATACGGCGAAGGGGCAACGTGCCATCACTAAGACGGCCGTGTGTCCCCTCAGGAGCCGCGGTTGAGCACCGCCAGGATCACGGCCGCGCCAGCGGTAATGACCGTTGGCGGCAGCAGATACATCCACTTCTCGATGCGACGTAGGCGGTGCTCGTGGTCGTCGATCACTCGCTCCATTCGATTGTCCATACGCGCCAACGTACGGGTGATCTCACCCATGCTGAAATCTGTTCCATCTCGTGAGTCAGGCATCGGCATCCCTTGGCACCCCTAGTAGCTCGTACGCAGCGTTGACCGTCTGCCCAAAGCGAGGCATCTTCGTACCCTCATCGAAGTAGCCCAGCTCGTTGTAGCTGCTGATACGCTCCAGTTCGGCGTCAACACGACCGAACGCAGCGTTCCTGCGCTCCTGAGGCGTGTTGCCCCTCAGACCCACACCGCCCAGCGTCGAAATCCACGACGTGAGCACACGAGCCTGGAACCTCTCCTCAGATGGGAACAGACGCCTCGTACGTCCGAACACGGGCAGCATCTGCTCGGCCACATACAGGTTCTTGTCCTTCATCATCCAGCCGCCCTGCGGGCTACGCTCAGCCAGCCCGATAGCACCCAGACCCTGCACCAGACCAGGCACATACGTGAGCGACTTAGGGACGGGCTTGTACTCGTCACGTAGCGGAATGTTCTTGAAGAACTGGCGGCCAAACGCGTACTCGATAGGCGTCTTGATGAACGGCGTCACCTGCGATCCCATCACCGATGGGTCCGTCGCGTCGTTTAGTGCCGTGAACGGCAGATCGGGCATCATGTACGACTGGCTGCCGCCCAAACTGAACGGCATGCGGATAGCCATGTTCTCCGTGAAGTACGCTGGGATCAGCGCCTCCTCAGGAGAATGCAGCTCGATCTCGTTCTTCAACTGGTAGTACCTGACGAACTTGGAAGGGTTCTTGACGATCTCCTCCATCATCAGAGGCAGGTTCTTGCGGGTCCACGTGTAGAACGGGACAGCACGGCGCAGCACGCTGCGCTCGAACGCGCTGATGTCGTCGTAGTCGAAGTGGTACTTCATCACGTTGCCGATGGCATCCTGGATCGTGCCACCGTTCTTCACTGTCCTGTACGCCAGGGCGCCACGGACAACGCCCTCAACGTCCTCCTGTGCGGCACGGAACGCACGCACATACTTGTTGTCGGTGCTCCATGGGCGCAGGTTCGTGCCACCCATCTTGCGCTCGATCTCCAGTGTCGTAGCTGAACCCGTCAGGATGCCAGCGTCCTTGATCTGCTGGGCGATCACAGCCTCATCTGGCTTCAACTGGCGTCCGAACTGCATCTTGAACGCAACCCTGTAATCGTGTACGTCTACGCCGAGATCGGACAGGTGGTTGTTGAACACTGCACCCAGCAGGTTCCTGTTGACCGTTCCAGGCGTCGACAGTGCGTACGCCTTCCACAGGGTCTGCACGTTGTCGAACACCTTCAGGGCGGGCCTCAGGCCCTTTGGTCCCTGCATGATCGTCTGCGCCCTCAGGGCGTCAACCAGCCATGCGTGCTGCGTCATTGACACAGAGCCGATCTGCTTGAAGTTGTCCTTCAGTGCGGGCTGAAGTGCGCGCTCGATGTCCTTAGAGAACTCGCCTCGTGCGATCTGCTCCCACACCTTCTCCGTCTTGCGGGCCTCTGAGGCTGACGCCTCAGCGGCGATAGCGTGCGCCTCGTAGCGGAGCTGACGGGCCTTCATCACACCCAGGTAATGCTCGGCCATGCGCTCTGCTGCTGCGCTCGTGGAGAGTGCGTCGTTGAACTCGCCGAGCTGGGTACGTGCCATCTCTAGTTCGTCGTCGATCTCGATGGCACGAGACATGGCGTCGTCAGCCTGGGTGAGCATCTCCTGCTCGGCGGCCCACAGCTCACGTTCCTTCGGCGTGACCTTCTCAGATACCTTCTTCAGGTTGCGCTCAGCCTTACGCTTGTTCTGCCTGATCTGAGACAGCTCGGCACGCATCGTGTCACGGTCAGCGTAAGCGGACAGAATCTGTCCGTTCGTCGAGTCGATCTGCTCCAGCAGCTCGTTGTGGCGGTCGGCGAAGAACTCACGCACACGAGCACCATTGACCTCTGGTGGCAGGTCAGGGAACTGGCTGTGGACGATCTTGTCGCCCATAGCCTCCGTGTCATGCAGCACGTCCAGTGTCGCCATGAGCTGCGGTGCGGCCTCGTCGGCCTCGGCCACACGCTTCTGTGCACGAGTGATAACACCCAGCTCGTGTTCGATGCCAGCCTTCGTGTTGGCCAGAGAATGCACCTTGTCGACGGCGCGCTGCGTCTGACCCATCGTGTCGTACTCGTCGATGGCGTCACGCAGCATCTGGTTCGTCTGGTCGAGCTGGGCAACCAGACCCTCAGTTGGCATCTCAGCCAGGTCCTCGAAGTCGTGTAGCAGAACCTCGATGTCCCTGATCTTCGACATCGTGTCCGTGATCTGATCCTGTGTCTCCACCATCAGCTTGCGGGCATCAGCAGAGATCAGCAGCTCAGACTGGAACTTGCCCAGGTTCTTCTGCTTGTCCGCCCACACCCTCAGAGCCTCAGGGGTCCTCAGGATTTCCTCCAGGCGCTGCACGTCCTCGGCGGCCTTGTCGAACGCGCCAGCACCGAAACGTGCCTCGTTCTCAATGATCTTGTCGGCACGGGCCTTCAGCTTGTCAAGCTGCCCCTCGGCCGCCTTGCGGGCGGCCTTGTAGTCCGTACCGCCAGCCAACAGGCGCATACGCTCGTAGCCGTCACCCAGCTCCTGCTGGAGACGACTGACCTCGCCCTCCAGCTTCGTCACACGGCTATAGGCGGCGTGCGTCTCCAGGTTCAGCCTGTGCGACTGCTCGACCACAGCGTGCTCCAGAACGAACACGTCATCCTGGGCGGCAGCAATGTTGTCCAACAGTGCCTGGCGCTTCACACCGATCGTCGCCGCGGCGTCACGAGTCTCAGCAGCGAACTCACGTAGCGGCTCAGGGTCCAGAGCATCAGCCATTGCCTGAAGCGTGTCACGCTCAGCGGCCGTCTCAGCACGCCCCTTCTGGGCCTGCTTCACAAACCCACGGCCACGCTCCACACCCTCAACGCCAGCATCCGCCTGGGCCTGAGCGGAAGCCGCTACGCCAGCCTTACGGTTCGCACGCGCCTGCGCACGCGAGAACACACGGTACACGGCAGCGTTGATGCGGCCCTGCTTGTGGCCAGCCTCCGTCAGCTTCAACAGGAATGACGGCTCAGCGATCCCAAGATCGCGGAGCTGCTTCGCCATGAACTCGTCGCCATAGCGGGAAGCCATACGCTTCACGTAGTCGGGAAACGCCTTGAAAGCATCCGTCTGGAACCAGCTCGGGTAGCCCTTCTCGGCCAGAATGTCGTCGATCTGCTGATCCACGGAACGGCCACCAGCAGCAGAAGGAACCTTCAGTTCCACGTCGAACAGGTTGTTCAACGTGTAGCCCTCATCGGCGGGACCGTACAGACGCTTAGCGTCGAACACGTCCTTGTTCAGTGTGCCGCCAGCGTTACCACGGCCGCCACGGAAAGCCACAGCCTCATCCGATGGGAGCCTGGTCGCATAGTTGTCACGGTGAGCCAGCCATGGCAGCTCAGGATCGATCTTGTTTGCTGCGTCCTCGATCTCAGCGAAGAACTTGCGGGTGTCATCCACCAGGGTGTCGTCGCCACGCTTCAACGCCTGGGCCATCACACGCTGCGATGCCTCTCCCAGACCGCCGTCCTCCATCGCCTCAGCGGCCGCGTACCTGAGATCGGCACCGTCTACGCCAGACTTCTTGGCGCGGTCCAGCAGGCCCGACATGCGGGCACCCCACGTCGTCTCGAACAGGCGACGCTGAAGGTCACCAGCCGTACGGCTATCCAGTGCCATGAAGGCGTGTGCCGCCTCCTCAGGCGACCCGAACAGTGTCTTGGTCCTCAGGTCTGGGTACTTCGTGAACAGCTCTGCGACACGGTTACCGACCCCGCTCTGCGTCACCTTCGCACGGGCCTTAGCGGCGATACGTCCAGCACCCAGCTCGCGCTTAGACACACGCAGAGCCATGCGCCCAGGCTTACGTGCCTCGACGACCGTTGCCCTCGGGGCGACCTTCTCGATCAGCTTGTCGATCTTCAGGCGGCGCGCAGGGACCTTCATGAACGTGCCAGGGATGTCCCCGATGGCCTCACGGGCCTGTGGGGACAGGGCCTGGTTGGCACCGAACTGGAGGGCCTTCTGGGCCTCCCTCTGGGCGATCGTAGTGCCCTGTGCCGTCACGGCTGCTGCACGCTCGCCCTTCGTGACGAACGTCGTGCCCGCACGCTCAGCCGCCTGTACGGCGTCCTCACCCAGCCGCTCGATCGTAGACGGCTTCAGGAGCTGCCTAGCGGCAGGCTTGCCGCTCGCTGTACCGACCTTCGCTGCGCCACCCGTCAGATACGTGAGAGGGTCAGCCGCTACGTCCAGAGCGAACCCAGCGCCAGCAGCAGACAGCTTCCCCAGACCAGACTGGTCCTCGGCCAGGTCGTCCAGACCCGTTACCTCGCCCATCGTGATGTTGCGACGCACATCCTTGACGAACTTGCCGAAACTCACTTCATCGTCGTTGAGCGACGCGGACACCGCCTGGTTCGCCGCTGATGCCACAACTGCACGAGGAGTGTCCAGGGCATCCAGAACACCCAGTAGTGCACGCCCACCAGCGTTGAAGATGTCAACGCCCTTGTCCCTCTCCAACGCCCTAGCAGCGATCTGACGTTCCAGCTCATTCGGCTGACCGCGACCATCTCCCCTCCCACCACTACGTGAACGAGTAGACGGACCACGCACAGGCACAACGGAACGCCAAGAACCCAGTCCGCCAGGCACATACCTTGCGCCGCGAACTGGGTTGATTGGAACGTCCCGCCAAGAGCCTGGACGGGGCATCAGAACATCCTGTCAAGAGCGGCCATCAGGCCAGCGCTACGTGCCTTGTTCTTCGGACCCAGGAAACCGAACCCTGGCTGCATGCCAATGGCCGCCTGGGTGGCGGCCCCAGCGCCACGACGGTTAGGTCCCGTACGCTCGTACTGGGCCTCGCCGCCGCGACGGCGGCCACCACGCGTCAGGAACGGGGCAACCTTGTCCATCAGCACGCCCCTCAGGGCACGCTGATATGCAGGGTTCGTTCCCGTTGGGCCAGCCATCGTGTCGGGCAGCGCATACTTGCGGCCCTCGATCACGGCATAGCGGACATCGCCACTGTCGATCAGGCGGTCAGGGCCGCTGGCCTCGCCAGCGTCCATGATGCCCTCACCGAACGGCGTGCCCTCCTTGGATGCGCTCATGTCAGGGTTCTGCCACGGCTGCCCCTGCGACACGAACTCGGCCATAGGGTCACCACCGCCACCACCAGCGGCAGCGCCGCCAGCGAAACCAGGACCCTCGAAGCCCTGCTCGGTCTGGCCAGCACCAGGGTAAGGCATCCCGCCCATGCGCTCAGCGATCATGTCGTACTGCTGCATAGCGCCCTGTGACGTAGGGGCACCACCAGCCATCAGGGACTCCAGCCCACGCATGTAGTAGTCCATTGCCGCATCGTCCTTCTCCTCAGGAGTCGAAGCGGCAATAGACGCCAGATCACCCTTACCGTACGCGAGCTGATCCCACTCGGTGCGGCCGATCTGGTCACGGAGCTGGGCCTGCATCTCGGGACCCTGAATCTCGTTGTAGGCCCCGATCGTGTCACCCTTGTTCAGGGCAAGCGCCTGGGCCATAGGCCCACGCAGCATCGGGTCAGCCTGAAAGAACGCATCCAGACTGAAGTCCTCACGGTTCGGAGTCATCATCCCGTACTGCTGCGCGATCAGATAATCAGGCGTAGGACCATACACGTCCCACATCTGGTCACTGACCTGCTTCAGAGGGTAACCCTGGTACGGGTTGTACTGCTGCCCAACAAGCTGGGCCAGCAGGTTCGGATCGAACTCCGACATCATGTAATCGCTCATGGCGTTACCTCGAAATGGAAGATGGCCCACACCAGCGTGGCGCTAACCATGACTGCACGCACCAGCTTCGGGAACCGCTTCGTGATGGCCGTAATGGTAGGGACCTTACGGGTCCACACAGCTACCGCCTCATAGGCGGCCGCTGCCAATGCGACCCCAACAGCGATGTCATCGGCCATCAGGTCAGTCCGATCATGCCAATCTGGGCGAGCAGGTTGGCGTAGCTGTTCTCCAGGTTGCCCTTCGCCGAAGCGTTGATTGCGCTACCCATGTTGCGGGTATCCGCCTGAGCAGCAGCCATCACCTGGGCCAGACGCGTGTTGTACGCCTGAGCGTTCTGGTTCAGGAAGTTCGTGCCCTGCATCCCCTGGTTTGCTGCCGCCTGCATGGCCAGCAGCTCAGGAGAACCAGCGCCCTGGCCGCGAAGGTCCGTAGCCAGATTCGCAGCCTGACCACGCATGCCCGTGTTCATCTGGTTGGCGATCCCGCTCAGATCACGCCTGAACCCAGAGTTCTGAGCGGCGTTCTGCTTGAACGCCGTATCGACACCCGAACGGTACTGGCGCCCATACTGGGCCAGCAGAGGGCGAGCCTGATTGCGAGCGCCCTGGAGCTGCTTCGTGAGCGCAGCCTTGCGCATCTCCAGCTCGCGGCGACGCTTCTCCTCCTGCTCCATCTGCCACTTCTCGTACGCGGACGGGCCACCACCGTAGCCACCGCCACCACCGCCACGACCGCCACCGCCGCCGCCAAAGCCACCGCCACCGAAACCACCGCCGCCACCGAACCCGCCACCCAACATCTGACGTAGCTGATCCAGGTAAGCCTGCTCGTTTGCACGACGTGCAGACGTGTTCGTGTTCCATGACCTGGCGGTCGCCTTGCCCTGGCTGATGGCGCGCTTGTTGCTCGAAGAACCGCTACCAGCCCTCGGGTTATAGCCCGACGTACCGTGGGCGCCTACAGGAATAGCCATTACATGATCCCCTTCAGAGCACTAGCGATAGAAGCCTGTGCTGCGTACTGGTTACCGAACAGGTTCGAAACCGTGTTCGCGTACTGGTCCTCGGCACCACGGTCATCGAACGTCATCCCAGCCATACGCTGCTGATAGTCACGCTGAAGCCCACGCTGGCCAGCCAGACGGTCAATCGCGTAACGCTTCAGGGCGTCACGGTAGATACCCGAGTTGAAGATGCCAGACTGGATGTAGCTCGTAGGCAGGCTCTCACGCTGACGATTCCACTGCGTGTTGAAATCCTGCGAACGATCCGCATAATCCTGCGTCAACAGGCCACGCTGATACTGGGTCCCAGCACGCCCACGTAGCAGGTCCTGACGCGCGTTCGAGCGCCCCTGGTCGTACTGGAGCTGCTGCTCTGGTGAGATGGTGGTGACTGAGAATGCCATCGATGACTCCTAACTAGAGCGCCACTACGTCCCGTCACACAAACGGCAGGAAGAACACTGTGGCAACAGCATCGAAACTGTCTGTACCCGCAGAGTTGTTGACGACCAACACCGTCAGCACATCGCCCTTAGAGACGGGTTCCATCAACGTAACGTTGAGACGCACACCCACGGCCGAGAAATGCTGGCCTGTACGCCACTTGGTTGCCGCACCGTTCTTGTGCCATTCCAGGCGGCGCTGGCCCGCACCGCCACCGAAGTCCGAGGCGGCACCAGCGACCCCCACAGCCATCCACGAGTCGAAATCCTGTGGGACCTGAATGTCCGTGCTCGTGCCCTGATGCAACGTGTACGGATCGTCCAGCTCGGCCGTCCACGTCACCGTCAGCGACACTCCCGTGCCCACGTTGAAGTTCGCCGCCTTGCCCAAACGCACATGCGGCCACGTCAGGAACCGCTGAACTTCACTGAACGTGTCACGTAGCGGCCTCTGGTCAGGCGTCTGAAAGTCGTTGGGCCTACCCCAACGCCACCCGAGCCTCATCGTGGACCAATGTCCTTCACATAGAACATCCTCTGCGCCGTGCCTGAAGCAGGGAACGAAACCGTTCCAGCACCGCTAACACGAGTCACATTGACCCTCAGCGTGTTCGTGCCCGAAGATGGCAGCCACAGTGCTGCCGCCGAAACCATGTTGCTGCCATCGCCGCCGACGATTGGCTTCTGGTCCAACCTCTGCGTCTCAGCTCCGTCTACGTGGAAGTTGAACTCCCACTCGGATACAGCCGTGAAGTTGGCACGCGAATGCAGGCAAACCTCATAGGCGCGCAGAACCGATACCGTCACACCAACCAGGACGTAGTCTGTGTCGGCTGGCCCAGGGCCGAAAGCAGCACTGGTGCTTGACAGCACCTGACGGGCGACGGGCTTCACCTTGTCCACGTACGCCTTGCGTGCGAGCTGGTTGTCGCTCGACGGGTCCGTAGCAGGGCCGCTAGGCACTGCCGTGAACGCCCCAGACGCGTCCCTGTGCATGGTGCTGGAGTTCAGGAACGTCACCAGATCAGCGAAGTTCGTGTTCGCCTGAGACGCCTGAATCAGCGTGTTCGGCACGAATGAGAATGATACGGATGCAACAGCCATTAGTTCCTGATCCTCTTAGGAATCCACTTCATCACGAGACGGTGGACACGCCAATCCTGACCCTGCTCGATAGGGCGCATACGCAGCGCCTTAGACGTGCCGTTCCCCAACGGTGATCCCCTCAGGATCAACGCACGCTCAGCGGACAGGGTCGTCTCGGCGGCCCATAGGCCCTCATCCCAGTCGTCCACGTCCCACACGCCCTCCGTGCCGTTCGAGTTCGTGAACACGCTGAACGACCTGGTGACATGCGTAGGCTCATAGTCCGTCAGGACATCGACCAGAGTTTCCTGGTTTACCCCGCCGCGCATTACCATGATCGGGCGCTTCCAACGCTTCTTCATGGCCGAGTTGTTGTCATCGAACCAGCGGGTCGTGTACCAGGCGTTGATCGCCCTGAACGCGCCAGAAGCCTCAACCTGATCCTCGAACAGGTTCTCAACATCGAACTCGTACACGAACCCGTTTGTGAGTCCGCCGATCAGGTGAACGTCACCGCCAGACGTTGAACCACGGTGCTTCCACCAACCGAACCCTGTGCGATCATAGATCGTCCACGCACCATTCTTCGACGCGAACTCGTCGTACACGAGACTCACGAAGTTGTTCTGGTATGGTGGTGCCAGCATCGGCACCGACACCCACAGGCGCTCGTTGTGGAACTCGACGATCGCCACGAAACTGAACGGGTTGTTGATCTTGTTGTCGTCGATCAGCGGGTACAGCGGACGGAAGATGTGAGTGAACTCCTTGCCGTCATAGGACCACGCGCCCGTGTCAATGTCCCAGAAGTACGCGGACTTCTCTGTCGCAACCACACTCCAATGCGATGGCGTGCCAACTTCCTTCGTCAGGTTCGTCACAGAGAACCCAGCAGGCGGTGCGCCATGGATCGCGTAGATCGCCTTCTGCTTGAACACCAGCAGACGGTCACCGAACGGCACCAGTGCCGTGATCTCACCGTTCTCATCGTCCTTGTCCAGGTCAATGAAATCGTTGGTACGCCAGTCCTGGGGCTGACCAGGGTGCGACCAGCGCACACGGCAACGTTCCGTCCCGCCCGTGTCGACAACGTTCCCAGCCCACATCGACTGGGCGAACACGGCCATTGTCGTGCACTGCGGGAAGTTGCCCTGGTCTGGTGCGGCCAGGTTGTCGTTGTAGTTTCCGACTACGGTCGTCAACTGGGTTGCCAGACCAGAACCCGTCCACGTGTATGGCACGTTCCTGTTGGGCGGCAGGACGTACAGGGTGTTGAGCATCTCGGCGAACAGCGTCCGACCAGACGAGTTCAACACGAGCACGTCATTCCACCCAGAACCGTTCCAACGGCGCGTGTGGCCGCCACGAGACGCCAGAATGTGGATGTTGTCGGTCGGGTCCACATACGAGTAGCCCGAATCGGGGGTGCCGTCGCCAGGCAGACCCTGGATCAGGGTGCCCGTGCCAGCCTCTACGTCGTTGGCTGCGGTCTGCGCCCATGTTGCCGTCGTGCCACCGCCAGGGGCGGTGACCACGGTGAACGACCCATCATACGTGGCGTCCTGGAACGTCACATGGACGGCCTCACCCACGACCAGACCGTTCGGTGCACCATTCACAGGGCTTAGACCAACGGCCGTCACGACATTAGCGGTACGTGACGCGCCCGTAGCCGTCACCGTGATCTGCGTCTTGGTATCCAGGTAACGGCGAGAACCTCGGCGCACACCGAACCCGCCACGGCGGTCAATGTCGACGTTCTGAAGATCGAACGACTCGTTGTCCGCCAGCTTCGTCGGGTCGTCAGCCAGGTTCAGTCCGCCACCGAAATCGTACTGGTGTTCCAGTTCGATACGGGGCGGCATCAGTTCAGCTCCCAGTCAAACCTGGGACGCAGCAGCAGCGTGTTCGTGCCACCCAGGACGCCACCATTCAGCACCAGAGGCTGATGCTGCGGTGTCACAACCAGACGGCGCCTGAACTCGTTCAGCTCATCTGAGAACTGGCGCTCGTACAGGCCAGCCAGCTCAGGGTCCTCCTGCTGGGCGTACGCCTTACCCAGCGCCCACAGGGCCACCGTGTTGTGCAGCTCGTCAGGCAGGTCGGGAGTGGCGCCAGCGCCATCGGACACCCAGTCGAGCGCCCTGCGGTAGCCGCGTACCTCCATGTCGTACACGACATCTAGCTGCGGATGGAACGCGATAGAAGCCGCCCAGGTCGAATAGAACCTTGGGCGGCCAACGGTTGATGGCTGCTGCCCCTGGAGGGCAGTCAACACATCGGCACCGATCCACTGGAGTGGACCGAAAGGCGAGATCGCAATGCTGGCGATCTGATCCAGCTCAGGGTCGATCGCCGCGATGTCGTACAGTCCGTCTACGGACGGGGTAGGGGCGAAGTCGAAGCGGACCTCATAGAACGGCCAGCGGGCCTCGGCGCGCTCAATGCGCTTAGAACCCTCACGGATGTAGGCGTCCAGCAGAACATCGGGCAGGTCCTCCTGCTCGATGTCAAGACTCGTCCGTACCAGGTCCCTGATCTGCTGGAGGTCCAACGCCATTCGCTGCCTTCTTCATGTGG